GATTGTGTGATCTAATGTAAGCTGAAATTATATCATTCGTATAGAGGGTTAATTCGTGGCCGTCCAATACAAAATTAGTTTTATTTTTTTGATCTTCACAATACAAAAAATCTTCCAATATTACCTTCCCTTCTTTGGAAATTTGTATAAGCATTTGATCGGGACTTGTTATTAGCGATTGATCCACTGGTATATCTGTATATCCGTTTGGTGGGATCCAAATCCATATATTAAAATAGTTTATAGTTTTTTTTGAGTCAAATAACAAAACATCACAAATTATTCCATCAGGATTTGGATTACTAATGATAATTTTATGTTCTTTTGTATCAAGTATTGGTATAAGTATCATTTTGTAAACTATATTTTTGGGGAAAGTAGGTAATTCTCATTACCCCTTTTGTCTTGAACAAAATATCCAAGGTTATCAACTAAAAAACTAATAGTATCTCCGTCACCGTCTTCTAACCAGATTTTTGGCCTGTTCTGTACTATTGTCTTTATAGCTCCTTTTATGACTTGGATTTCCCAACCTTCAACATCAATTTTAATAAAAGAAACACCGGATAATTCTAAAGAATCTAGGGGTATGGCTAAAACAGATTCACCTATATTGGATACGGAGGCAGCCCCGCTATTAAATTCCTGAAAATTGTTATTTATTTTTAGTATATCATGCCTATCTGATAGAGCAACCTTAAATATATTTATGTCTTGGTAAGGTTGAACATTTTTCTGCAGAATTTCATAATTGTAAAATAGGGGTTCAAAGGATAGTATTTCTATATCAGGAAAATACTTTTTGAACATAAGAGTATGATTTCCAATATTGGCTCCAATATCTAAAATCTTTCCAGTAGGATCCAAATGTTTGAGGAATTGTTCCATATGATCCCATTCCCAAAAATTATTCCAATATTCTATATTTGTGGTAATGTATTCATTTTCTCTGCAATACAATTTAAAATCTCCTATTTGAATGGGTTTTATTTGATTATAAGTTTTTGGATCTATGTTTCTCTCATAAATAATTTCACCATTTTTATATAAACTAACAATCAGTCCAGAAAAGTGTATGTCTTGGGTGTATTGTCCATCGATTATTATAGGGGTGTAACCATTTTTTGGAATATGTACCCATCCATCAAATAATTTATGACCGGTGTTATTATCTGAGATATCAATATCGAAAATATTATCATCTTCTGTGGCAAACGAAGTTGTAATAATAACTTTACTTTCATTTTGTATCCAATGTGCGTACAATATCATTTCAAAATAACTATTTTATATATATATAGTAATTATGTCATACAAAGTTATAAGATTACAAGAGATATTAGAAAGGAATTTGAGTTTTGGAGATCTAAACTTGGAATTCAACGGTAGGAAAAGAGGTGATATCCTCCTCAATAAAATTGCAAGAAAAGAACCCATACAAATTAAAAAAAATAACCAATCCAAAGAAGTAACCATATCAAGATTGAAAGATTATTCAACTGGTCAAGAAATTCCAAACGAACAAATACCAAATGTATTCAAAAGCTGGGATAACAATCGTATGAGAAGAATTTTCTTAAAACCACCACACGATAGACACTACACATCTAGTTTGATATCTGACACGGGTGAAGAATTCAAATTGAATGACGTTGTTAAAACAGGTGAATATGGAAGACTATCTGGATCATCTCTGGGTAGTGAATTTACAGATGAGGTTGAATCAATTATTATATTTTCTATTGCTGCAAGGCAGTTATTTGGCAAAGAAATTGAAAACATTGATCAATTAAAAAATATTTTAGATAACCCATCACAAAAAGAACTAATTTTTTCAACTATTTTAACAAAAAAAATTGTGACCTCAGAACTGATAGATAAATATCCTGATTGGGGTACTACCTTCACAATAATGGTAAATGAAATATTCAGACCTGATAATTACATCATAACAAATCAAAATCTGAAAAAGAAACTAGAAACTCAACCACTTTTTCGGGACAAACAATACACATTTCACCACTTTAGTTCCCAAAATAGTGATATAATACAGACATTAAAAAAGAAATACTCAGATTTTAGAACGGGCATTAATATTAATAAATGGATACCTTGTGATGTTTGGGCAATTACTAATTCCTCGCAAGATTTTGAGTTTGTTAAAACAGAAATAAATAGATGTAATACACTTGATCAATTAAAAGTTAAATTAGACAATTTTTTTGATAATAGAACCTTTATCGGAATATCTTTGAAAAAAGTATCAGGGAGACCAAAAATAATAATAAACCAGGAAACTACAGTACCAACGATCACCTTTGACAAAGTTAGAACAGATAGAAACAAATCAATTCAATCACAGGATACTAAATTTGAAACCTATTTAAATCTAGGGGGTATCATAGAGGAAGCTACGTGGGTTTTTAGAGTTTTTTCTTCTAGAGAACAAGATGGATTGGGGGAGATTTTGGGGGCAGATTCTAGATTTGGAAAAATCAGTTTGGCTATAATAAACCAAATCTTCAGATCTTTAGATATGGATCAAGTACCTACTTATACCACACTCAGAGAAATGACTAAGGAGGAAATTGAAGAGAAAATTAAAATTATATCTGAACGATTATTTAATGAATTGGGTGTTGGTGATATGGGTAGATACATATCTGATTACAATTCAAGTCCAAGAGATGATGGATCGAAAAAAAGAAGAATATCTAAATACCAAGGTTTATGTATAGCACAAATTTTTTTACAGAATATACTTGATAACAAAATAGAAAAAGTTGATAAAGCAAATCAAATGATCCTCCACTATGCTTATTCTATTGATACATCGCTAGACCCACAAAGGGAAAGACCTAATACTCCAAAATATATCAGAGTGATAGAGTAATTTAAAAAGCTCAAAAAAAAAACCCAGATTTCTCTGGGTTTTTTTGTATCTAATTAAGGAACATAAACAGTTGGTGGTTGAATAACAAAACCATTATCTATGTACTCATCTATGAAATAATCCCATCTGAACGTGGCTTTCATACTTTCGGGTTTCATAATATCAGCTGTAGCCCAATCGAAATCTGCATAGGATAGTTTTTGGATTTGACAGTTTTGATAAGTTACTCTCCTGAGTACAAAACCCTTTTTGTCGTGTTGATTTACAATTATTGTACCTATTAAATCAGCCTTGTAATGTAAAGAGCCATTCTGTGAATTCCAAACTAAATCATACCAAGCTTTTAGTGTTGTGAATACCTCCATATTTAATTGCTCATTCACATTCACATTGAAAGGTATTTCTAATCCACCAGATGTATCTTTAGGTGTTGTCAAAAATACCCTTGTAGAATATTTAAATCTTTGTTGTGCTTTGACATGTCCCCGGTCCGTTAGCTTTGTTGTTTCAATAGGTGCTTCAAGAGATTGTTGTAATAAAAGAACGGGGTCTCTTCCTTGAGCCTGTAGAATAACAGGTAGAAGAAATGTAATTTCAAATAAATTAAGATAAGCAACTTCTTGTGGCTTTGTACCGGGACCACCTGGCGATCCGGTCATATAAAGTTGGGTAAAATGAGGTAGAGGCATATAATTATATTATTTTTTATAAGTTTTTTTAAGGAACATAAACAGTAGGGGGTTGAATTACAAATCCGTTATCTATATATTCATCGATGAAGTAATCCCATACCCATTTAGCATCACAACTCAAAATTTGGGCATTATCGCCCCATTTCATATTTTTGTAGGTAAAACTTTGCAATTGACAATTTTGATAAGTTACTCTTCTTAAAACAAATCCCTTTTTATCGTGGTGATTGACTATGATAGTTCCTATCAAGTCAGCTTTATAGTGTAGGGATCCGTTTTGAGAATTCCATAAAAGATCATACCAAGCTTTCAATGTTGTAAAAACCTCCATATTTAACTGTTCATTGACATTAACATTGAATGGGATGGTTATTTCTCCATCTGTATTTTCTGGAGTCGTTAGATACTCACGAGTGGTAAATTTGAAATATTGTTGTTTATGTGCTATATTTCTTGTTAGATCTGTTGCACCGATTGCTGCCTTGGTAGCCTGTTGAAGAAGAAGCACCGGGTCTCTTCCTTGGGCTTGTAGAATGACAGGTAATAGAAATGTAATCTCAAAGAGGTTAGTATATACTACTTCTTGTGGTTTTGTTCCTGGGCCACCTGGTGATCCAGTCATATAGAGTTGGGTAAAATGTGGTAGAGGCATTTTAGTTATTTTTTTTTATTATATATTAAACTTTTTTTCCCCCTTGCTTCCACTTTTGGTTTTTTTTTAATATAATTGAAATGAATAGAATTTTCTTGATAGGTGACCTCCATATTGGGCTTGGTTATCCTAATTCTTTGGATAAATGGTACAAAATACACAAAGAATACATCAAAGACTTTTTAGTTCCTGTTTTGAAAGAAAAAGTGAAACCAGGTGATATAATCGTACAAATGGGTGATTATTTCGATAACAGAAATGTCTTACCCATTAATATCTTAAATTTTGGACTGGAAGTGGCCGAGGAAATATCACAAATCGCCCCATTACATATATTAATTGGTAATCATGACTTGTGGTCTAGAAATTTGTCTAAAATACATTCCCTCAGATCATTTAGATGGATACCAAATGTTCATATTTATGATGAGCCCGCAAAAATTGAATGGGGTGGTCTGAAAATTTTAATGATGCCATATGTAGATAAAAAGGAGGAACAAATTGAAATAATTACTAAATTCACCGATTGTGATGCTCTTTTTTGTCATTCCGATTTGAATGGATGTAAAATGCATTTAAATGTACCTGGTGATTATTCTCATAATAGAATTTCCCTTGATGATTTTACCCCATATAAAATAGTTCGTTCGGGTCATATACACATAACACAAGAAATAGGAAAATTCAAATTTATAGGTTCTTGTTTCCAGATGGATAGGAATGATATGGGAGATAGGAAGGGAATTTATATTCTTGACACAGAAACTTTAGAAGAAGAATTTGTACCGAATATGATATCTCCGGTTTTTGTCAAAATATTCATAAAAACTCAAACTGATATTGATAACTTAGACAATCTACAGAATTCAAAAGATTTTATAGATCTGAAGATATCTAATTCTCTTTTGATGAGTAATAGAAAGCTCAGAAGAAAACTTGAAATTCTACTAGAAAAAATTAACTTTTCTTCAGTAGAATATTTAGATGATATTTTAAAACAAGAGTCCGAACAGGAAATTTCCATCTCACAGGATGAAAAAAATATTACAGAGGAAATATTTTCTTTTACCAATCAATTAGAATATACTGACATAATAAAAGAATGGATTAAAAATTCCAAGTGGGATTCTAAAAAAACAGAACAAGGGATACTTGAGGAATTCGATAATATAGAAAAAATATACAAAGACAATTATGAATCAAAAATATAATTGTGTATTGGTGACTGGTGATGGTGGGTTTATTGCAAAAAATTTAATTGGCGAATTAAAAAAAAGAAACATAAAAGTCATCGGACTATCCAGCGAGTATTTAAATGACAAGGAATGGTGGGATAGTTTGGAATTTTATTTAAAGGAAGGAGAGTTTGATTTTATATTTCACGTAGGGGCTTGCTCAAATACACTGGAAATGAATACTTGCTACATGATGATAAGAAACTATGAATCAACAAGGATTATATCTAATTGGGCTAGGGATGAAATGATACCTATGGTATATTCATCATCTGCTGCATCATATGGAGAGGATGGATTTTTGCCGTCAAATCTTTATGGGTGGAGTAAAAAAATTGCTGAAGATCTATGTGTTGAAAACCGACAGATTGCCCTTCGTTACTTTAATGTATATGGACCGGGTGAAGAGAAAAAAGGTAAAATGTCATCGGTCGCCTATCAGATGTTTCAAAAAAATAAATCTGGAGAGAGAATATCACTATTTCCTGGAAAACCAACAAGGGATTTTATTTATATTGAAGATGTAGTATTGGCCAACATCTATGCCATGGAAAATTATGAAGATATAGAAAAAAAATGGTACGATGTAGGAACCGGTAAATCCAGGTCATTTGAAGATGTTATGGAAAATCTTTCAATATCTTATGACTATCTTCCATCAGAAAATATCCCAAAAGGATATCAGTTCTTCACTCAAGCTGATCCTAAAAAATTCCTACCTGGATGGTCACCCACATACACTTTAGAGAAAGGTCTAAAAAAATATTTTGATTATTTGGTAACTATTTAGAATAGTTAGGAGTTCTTGGGCCTTTTTTCCCTGTTTTTTCAACTTTTCTTTTTCTGGCTACCGATGCTTTTTTTTGTTTTTGGGACATCTTTGCAGCTACACGAACTTTTCTACATTTAGGATATCCCCCTTTTGTGGTGTCCTCCCTTCCACAAGGTGGGTGAGATCCATCTGGGTTTTTTTTGGAAATATCAACCCATTTTTCTTTGAACCATTTATCTAGTCCTCCATGGGTATTAGAATAAGGTTTTTTTTTCTCAAAAAACTGCTCAAAAGATAGTATGTTATCCATTTCTATTTTTTCTTTTTTGTTTTTGACTTTTTCCAACCACCACCTTTACTTTTATATCTTTTAGCGGCTGCGCCCACGGCATAGGCCGATGGCCAAACTTCATATCTTGATTTTGCCCAGCTTTTACAAGCTGCCCATAACTTGGGATTGGTAGGGGAATTTTTTTCAAGTAAAAAATAGTTCTGGTTATTTTCATATAGTCTTACGTAATCCATAAGATCCTGTCTGAGCCAATCCATACATTCCTCTATTGTCTGGAATTTTTCCTCTTGTGAATACTCCTCTATATCTGGCTGGTTAGAGAAAAATACCTTGTGTATTTCTAAATTTATAGTATCTATAGTCCATTGATACGAATATTCTAATTGTATATCTGGATTTTTATATTCGACATTTACAATTAGGATATTAAGACCTGAATTCTTTTTTTCCCATCTAAATTTAGATTCAATTGAATTATCGGATGTAAAAATATCAGAAAATTCCTCTACTTTTGAGGTGGCATAATCAAAGTTGGAATTTTTTAAATTCTCTATCAAAAAGAACTCAGAAAACAATTTGATAGATTTTCTTTCATTTTGGATTTGAGGACCTATAATTTCATATTCATCTAATTTGGGACATAGATTATATCTCATTCCATTGTCCCATTCTACACCTAAGTCTTTATTGTTCTCAATTGATATAATTGTACCCATATCCCCTTGTTTTAAGTTTATGTAGGGGTCTTCTAATCTTATTAATTGTACTTTTTTTCCTATTAAATTTTCCATACAGAACTATATATAAATTATTCAGAACTTCAAAAAATAATATATATAGATATTATGTTATCAATAAAAGATATTAAAGATACTTTTGAAGAAATATTCAACCAAGAAAAAGGACTAGTCCAGTCCATTGAGAGTGTATATGAGATTTCAAAAGACGAGAGTTTCTACAAGTTAGTTATTTCAATTCATGGATTATCTATAGAAGATACCTTAATTATACATACCAAATTTATATTTAAAACAAATTTAGAAAAAACCAAATTAACAGAAAATGCTTTCATATATTTATATGATATTAACTGTGAATATAGAAAAGTTTCATTTTCAAATATAATTGATCTATCAAACAAGATAGAAAAAATAGTACAAACCAACGATTTCGGAGAAGATATAACAATCCTTTCTGATTTTATTGAGGCACCTTCTATGTTTTTAAATTATTATTTGAAAAGAGCCAAAATCACAGATTATTCGATATATGATGTAAAGTATGATCCTAAGTTCAAGACAACGCCTTGCGATAGATTAACTTTTGATTTTAAAATTAATGTCAATAACAGTTACGATATAGATGTTACAATACAAAAAACAGACAGGGAAACAATAGAAGATATACCAGTCTATACATTTAGATTTCAAATATTAGATAAATCATATGTCAGAGAAGCCGAGAGCCTTCAAAATATACACTTTTTCATCGGATCTAACATAGCAAAAATTTTAGATAAAATTATAAAATAATTTAATATATACAAAAAAACATCAAAAAAAATATGTACAGGACAAATACACCCACTTATAGAACCAGATACTCTAATATTTCAGCTTTCAAGGATTTTTTTACTGACCCCGATATTGATGTCGATATAGTAGATGATGAAAAAGAAACAAAATCTGAAAAAACTTATAGGATCGTTGATGAGACCTCCCTCACTCTTGAGAATATAGATACTATGGATCAATACACTCAAAATAAAAATGAGACAACTTCATATATGTTTTTCTCTAATTTAGAGTTGATTAAAAAATTTGTTGGAGAAATTCTAGAATACGACGAATCTGTTGTAAATGAAATATTAGATGATGGTCACAACTGGGCAGAGGATCATATGTCCGTGGCTAAGGAAAATATATCACATGTTAGAAATTATTTTACATCAGAATTATCTGATAATCAAATTGTTGAGAGCTACTCTGGTAATTATATGTTTTTTGGAAATTGTGTTGTTATCCAAGATATGTGTGATGAAATTTTATCTTTGGATAAACAAAAAGTAGATATGTTACTTATCAAAAAACACGACTGGGCAGAAGATCATATATCTTCAGCTAAAGAAAATATCACTCAAGTTTATGATTTTCTAAAAAACGAAGTAAAATAAAAATATGATACATAGCTATTCTGATTTTTTAACACAAGAATTATTACTGGAGTCCGAGATTAAATATTCCGATACATTCAGAAACATTTTGAGTTCTATCAATCACCCAGTTGCTCAGTCACTGATTTCTATTGAAAATCAAGACATTACAACGAATATAAACTTCATATCTCCCTTAGAAGATGATCAGGTGTCTTTTATGCAAGATAAGAAGGCATCCCCTTTATACGACCAATTGAAAAATCATATGGTAATCAAATGGGATGGGCCAAATGGAATTTTAAAGAATGATCCAAAAAACCAAAACATTTTTGATCTTCTTGGATTTGTGCCTCCACAAACCGGATCGCTTGAAAGACCATCCTCTACAGATACGTTAGAGGTGGTAAAAGAGGTGAATTCACCAAAAAGTGGGAATGTCTATGTATTGATAAAATTTGGGGATAAACAAACAGTAATAAACAAGGAAAGATTAATATTCACCAATAAATCAAATGAAATATGGACACAACCCGGAAGACAACCTATGAAAATCGGAAGAGTGGTCAATCAATTATTACAAAATACCCAATACAAATACTCAGCTCCCGAGATAGCAGAATTTGTTACCCTATATAGAACAGCTAATGATGATCTTAAAAATATACAGGTTGTCATGGGAGATGAAATAGCTTTTTGGTACAATAAAAGAAATTATGAACCAGCCGTAGGTAGATCAGAACTTCATCAGTCTTGTATGTCTAGCATAGGCGAGGATACTTTCCAGATATACACAAAAAATCCAGATAAGTGTAAGATGATAATTCAAAAAAGCGAGAGTGATCCATCCAAAATAACAGCAAGAGCTCTATTATGGACACTAAAAAGTGGTGAACAATTCATGGATAGAGTTTATTTTAATCATCCAGATTCTTTAGAAATATTCAGAAAATATTGTAAAAAAAATAATTTTTATTGTAAATATGCCAATACAAACGGGGATAGTCCCTATGTACTGGATCCATCTGATGACCAGAAAAAAAACTTATCCACAAATATGGTCATTGAACTGAAGAAGTTTCCTTATTCTCATTTCCCCTATATGGATACATTTAAATATTATAATCCAAATAAAAATATTTTAAATATTCATGGAGATGGTGATAGTGATTTTTATAAGTTAGAAGATACGGGAGGAGATTATATTAGACAAGATGGCTCGGATAGCTGCGATAGGTGTGATGGCACCGGTTATATTGAATGTTGGGAATGTAATGGCAGGGGATCAGTATTCTGTCATAACTGTCATTCAAAGGGTGTGGTCACAGATGATGACGGAAATGAAATAGAATGTCCGGAATGTGATGGTAAAAAGAAAATAAATTGTGAAGATTGTGATGGAGTGGGAGAAACACCTTGCCCGGAATGTAGTTGGTAAAAAAATAAAAACCAAACTTATAAGTTTGGTTTTTTTTGTGGAGGTGCTGGGATTCGAACCCAGGTTTCTACATTTAGTTAGATAATCAATTATTCGCAAGCTTAGAACATTTTTCTAAAAGTTCAAAATATTGGGTTTTATTAAAGAACCTCCCAAAAAAACTTTCGGGACTATTTATAGAGTTGTCCCATTCTCGGAAACTTCTAGGCTACGGCCAATCTGTTTACCTTTAAGATGTTGTTGCGTAGGGCGAATACTAAATCTTCAACGCTTCCTACTTCTGATGTGTTGCCACTTGAAATTTTCATACAATTTATAAATCGGTAAGTATGATCCGATGCTTGATTTTGATCACCCGAATAAATGAGTCAAAAGCCATTCACCCCCGAGTGTTACTATATATAAAAATAAAAAAATAAGTTTAGTCTTTTATGAATTCTACTTCTAAACAAATTTCGCCTTTTTTCTCATTGAATAATTTAGATTGACAAGAATAACCGATGAGAAATCTTTCTTCTATGTAGTCACACAAATCCAGAATCTCTATCAATTCATTTATATCTTGTGTGTCATCAGGGAAAAAAAATTGATAGATAAATTTATTTTTTTCAAACCAACTTGACCAATCATAAGGTGAATAATCCTCGCACCACAGATCAATATCTTCAAGGATTTCTTGGTTGGTTTTTTCACCGGTCATAACTATTAGTCAAATTTGAATTTTATAAATCCTGTATCAAAAGTTATAGTTGGTTTGATATTAATTTCATCAAATATTTTTTTGTATGATTCTAGTTCTCTTTTTACCGTGAGAATTGGCGTTTCATCGACCGTAATATTTATGTAGAAATTTTCTTCATCTGTATAAGCTTTCTTTGGTGCCCAGATTCTTGCTCTTTTTAGTTTAGTAATAAGTGGTGCGTATTTAGCCGATATATTTGGATCAAGACCAACTCTTCTTTTTATAACTAAGTTACCCCAGTCCGCTGAAATACAAGCTTTAGCTAGTCTTTGTAGATAAGATATATTTTGCATTTCTTGGTGGGTATGTTCTGAAAAATAACCAACTGATATATTAGTACATTCTGGTATCAAATCCATGAAAGATGCGGAATCTGTAAATACACCTGTATTATCTAAACGAAGTTGCAAACCTCCTTGGTTGAGTGTCTGACAGAGGCTCTCGGCAAAGGGAGCCGAGCAGCAGTTTTGAGAAAGTTGAGAAGTAATAACCGAGTAATAATTTCTTCTATCAAATGATATACATTTTTTCATCCCCCTTAAATGTGCAATTGAATCAAAATTTTCAGCAACTTTACTAGAACCCACCGCACCTCTTTCTTCACCTATGAAAAAGTAATAAACACCTGGTACATTGTGTGAAATCATAAACAACATAACAGCGACGCCTGCTTTATCATCCGCTCCCAAAATTGAAGTACCATCGGTGACCAACATCTCATCTCCGCCTTCTTGATAAGTCATAACCCTTACCGCACTTTTTGTTCTCGATGCGGTATCTATGTGTGATGTGAACATAGTATCGGACTTTCCGATTATCAAATAATAATTACCCCACTGGTCTTTTTGTAGTCCAGGCACTGGTAAATATTTCATAACTTCCTCTTCATGACCATGTGGATATGTTTCTGTTGTAAGGGAAAGGAAAGTTGATCTAACATCTCTAGGATTGTACGAGAATTCAGGAACATTAACTAATTCCCCTCTTGATAAGGAGTAATCTTTTTTCCCATATCCATAGTTACTACCATATCCATAGTTACTACCATAACCATAACCTGACCAACCGCCAGACTTACCAGTAGTTTTTGACCTTGGTCCATATTCACCGGTTGAATAATCATAATAGTCATCATAATAATCATATGGGTTTGGTGTAGTAGGTGTCGCGGGTTTAGGTGGTGACTTTGTCTCTTTACCTGGGATAATATCTTTACCATTCACCCATCTATTATAAAAGACAAGAAAATCTGACACCATCGTTCCTATTTGTTTTTTTGTTAGATTTGAAGATTGGAAAAGAGGGAGTTCGACTGCCTCTTTATCAAGTTCTGGTACTTGGTTCATTTCTTCTAACACCTCTGTTATGAAATAACTAACTATTCCATGTACACCAACAATACCCGTTTGTTGTTGAATTTTCATGCTCCCTTCTTCTTTGACAGTTAATATAACATCAAAATGATCAGCTTTTTCCGAAGTATCCAGTGTTACTAGGCCAATTCTATTGGGTATGTTTTTGTTGTTATCTAAATACAGAAGAAATTCACAGATTTCTAAACAATTAGAGTATTGAATTTGATTTTTATCAAACTTCTTCAGATTGCTATCTCCTGGTATTTGAAGTTGTTTTTCCAGTTTATTCATCAAATCCCCCAACATATTGAAGAATTCTTCTGTTAGCTCTATCAGAGGTCCTTTGTCGAATGTTTTTTGTATTTGAACTTTTGATTTTTGCACAATATTTCTTTTTTTTTATCTATATATAAATTTTCTCATTTCAAAAGTCTTGTTAATTGATTGAGACCTTCATATATATCAACCACCCTTAATTTTAGGACACATTGGGTAGATGGGGAAGTCATAGATTGTCCTTCTTTTTTTATAAATGCTGTTATATAAACATCATCACCTCTTCTGATGGGTTTAGTTCCTAGATCAGTGTTAAGTGCTATTAGATTTTCCTCTATACCTTGTTTATCTATAGTAAATATATCAATAATTGATTCGAGTTCTACAGGAGTGGAAACCTTATCAATATCCTGTTCTAGATCTTCATCTTTTATGTCTGAAGATAAATTTGAAAATTTTTTCATTAAACCTTTGTTTTTTAATATATATATTAAAATATATTGTGGATAAAATGTCTAGATTAATTACATTAAATAACCTTGAGGATAAATCTATCCTAGATAATTTGTTTTCAAAAGAAATAACTATATACGAAGACATACAGGGATCCAAAATTTTAATCAATTGGAATGGTGAAAATTTTACTATAAAACCTAAATCTATTACCTCAGAACCCATCAATTTGGTTGATTTGGCCATGCAAAATTTTTATAATAATGCTTGGAATTATTTCAATTCACTATCTGATAGAGCGAAATCTTTGATGAATAAAAAATGGTGGTTTGTGTTTGAATATTTTTCTGATTTACAACCAGCTAATATAGAGTATGGTAGAATGCCAAAGAATTCACTGGTACTGACTTCTATTTACAAAGGAAAAGACTGGGACTATAGTTGGGATGAACTATCGGAATACGCAAGGCTATTTGATACGGATGTTATACCTGTTGTTTTCTCTGGTAAATTATCCGACAAAGCGGTCGAGGCAATAAATTACTTTCTTAATACCTCAGAAAATGACCTAGAATATGTTTTTGGTGAGAAATCATTTGCATTTTTCTTCTATAAAATTTTAAATCCATCTGTTCAAAATTCTTTTTTGATGGAAAATGATTTCCAAAAAAATCTTGAAAAATTCATTATTAAAGCGGGGGACAAATCTTTTTCATTTGAGTTATTGAATCCATTGTATAAGAAAATTTCAGAAAATAACTCCACTGAATTTGTTGAAGTCTATACTCTTATATTATTGAATTTTCTCACATTTTCAGCTGGAGTTGATCTTAAAAAATTAAAAATTTCAGGATCAAATAGAGAGGAGGCATATATTGATTTGATTTGTAAAATCTTCAATTTGTATATAACTGAAGTGGAAAAGGATATCATAGAATTCGACTTCACAATACCGCATTTTTTTAAAAGGGAAAAGTTTCGTATAAACAAGGAGCTCATACCAAATAAATTAACACATCAGTATATCCAAAACAACCCTAAACTAGAATATTTATTCAAAGTTATTCTGGGATCATTTACTAGAAAAAAGAAAAAACCAATAGGTATTTTTACCTCGGAAACCTTGAATATATTTAATAGTTTTGTTGATGATATATCAGCCACACTAGATTTTTATCTAAATAAAAAATCAGAACTAGATCTCACAAAAAGTGGATTACTTGATTTTTCTGACTATTTTGATATAAAATACGATACTGATGGTGAAGGCAAAGTTTATCCTGATGTGTATAAAGAATTCGGAAGAGAAACATCTGGAGATTCTAAGAAAAAGAAAATGGACATAAAACTAAGCTCTGTCCCCGACATAGAAAAGGAAACCACTCCTGCTAAGAAAATATAGTACATGTCCCTTCAATTCTATCCTCAATCTTTAGATAATATATTCCCAAATACAAAGATAGAGTACAAAGGTAAGGTTTTATGTAGGGACTATGTAGTGGATTTATTACACAATCTCCTATTCAAATATAAAATAACAAAGAAAAATTCTTTCCATCTGAACTCAAAAATATTGAGAAAAAATTATGGGAAAGATTACAACTACTATATTGATTTTTTACTTGGGAATTCTGTTATAAATCTCGAGAAAAATTATAGTTCAAAAAAAAGTTCTAGAGTTTATTCTCTTTCTCCCTTTTATTTATTAGATAAGACAAAACAATACCCGAATGAAAATAAAAACCTCCTGAAAAAAAAACAATTCCACAAAAAACAAACCATTTTCAGTTCTCACTCACCCATATGTCCGTCTATTAGAGAGGGACTGGTTGAAAATCTTTCCCATTTTTCTATAGACTATAAATTATCAGTAGAACTTTTAAAATTGGATCCAAAAAATATGAATAATTTATGGCTTGTTGAGCTAATAGATAAAGGGGATCATTTTTATCATTTTGACAGCTGGGGAAGAATGCACACCTCATTGACTATTCTTCCAAGAGTTCTTAGAAAAGAGGCTTTATTGATTGATGGAGAAAAAAGTCATGAGATAGACATCACCAACTCTCAAGTTTTATTTTTGAAAATATGGATTGAAAAAAACTATCCCTATCTGATTGAAGAAAAAGAATTTCAATATTTTGATAATTTGGTTAAGACTGGAACTTTTTATGAAGTTTATTCAAGGTGTCTAGGCGTTCCAAGAAAAAGAGCTAAAGTCTATTTTTATGAATATATTTTTGGAAAAGAATATCCATCTAAAAATTCTAATGTTTTTAAAAATATGTTCCCAGAAATACATCAAATAATTTCAGAACAAAAAAAACAATCTAAAGATTACAAATTTTTCTCTGGGGTGTTGCAAAGAATGGAGTCTGATTTTGTATTTGGTGATGTCGTTAGGGGTATATGGAAAAAAGATCCTTCTATAATATTATCCACTATACATGATAGTATTATATTTCGCCAATCAGATAAAGAAATAGTCAGTGATGTATTTTATTCTAAATTGAATAGTCTGGAAAAAGATTTCAAATTTAATATATAGTTTAATGAATTCTAATTCCTGGATATTTTATGGGTATAATTGGTCACAAAAATCAATTATAGAGTCTTTTTTGTATTCTAGAGATGTATCTTTTAGAACAATTGTTCAGGTTCATCCGACACAAAAATTAGAAGCTATCCTTTGTCCCGATGTTAGTCAGTGGGTATCGGATGATGGTCTTGAAAAAAAAATACTCAATTCTACTAACTTACTCTCTTTCATTTGTTTTGAAAATGGTGAATATAAACTAATTGAAGGAGAAAGGACAACACCTCTTGTACAGTCCCAGAGCATTGATGAGGGTTCAGATTTTTATTTTATTATTTTTGATACACCTTTACTTTTAAAAAAAGAAACCAATTATAATTATGTAATTGAGAGAAATTCTATCAGAGTGGGTCAGAAACTAGAAATATTCAACGGGACTAAGTGGATAGAATCTATTGTTGAAGATCCGGAAAAAGATTGGTCACAATTATATCACCCCCTATCAAAATATAAAAAAGTAAGAGTGATGGTTTAAAGGAATTTATTTTCTATTCCAATTTTACCTCTTAAGTTTTGAATATATTTTTCTAAAGACGGAATATCTATATCTTTAAATTTATTCAGAA